GAAAAAATCCTTGGCATGGAATTTGTCACCATCTATTTCAACGAGTGCAGCCAAATACCTTGGGCAAGTGTTCAGGTGGCCATTACCCGGCTAGCGCAAAGCGTCATGCAGTCCGTTAGGGGTATGGAGGCCGCGCCTCTCAGGCCTAGGATATATTACGACGAAAACCCGCCGTCTAAGGGGCATTGGTCCTATAAGGTTTTTGTCAAAAAGGTTGATGTTGAAACCGGCTTGCCGTTAGCCAATCCCGAAAACTATGCCTATTTCAAGATCAATCCCGCCGATAATGCCGCTAACGTGTCAGATGATTATATCGACACCCTTAAGGGCCTATCCGCCCGGCTGCGTAAGCGGTTCTTAGATGGCGAGTTCGGGGACGCCACGCCCGGCGCTCTGTTCACTGATGAGGTCATTGAGAAATGGCGAGTGTCTGACGGGATCGTACCTGAGTTTATCCGCGTTGTGGTGGCTGTTGACCCCTCTGGTTCCGGCGACGTGGACAATGCCGATAATGACGCTATCGGGATCGTGGTGGCTGGCCTTGGCGTTGACGGGGTGGTCTATGTCCAGGAGGACTGCACTGTGAAGGCGGGGCCTGCGGTTTGGGGCCGTGTCGCCACAGATGCCTTTGATCGGCACCAGGCTGATATTGTGGTGGGCGAGGTCAATTATGGCGGGGCCATGGTCAATGCGACCATCCAGACCGCAAGGCCCAGGACGCCCTTTAAGCAGGTTACAGCGACACGGGGCAAGGCTGTACGCGCCGAGCCTTTCAGCGCCCTCTACGAGCAAGGTAAGGTGCGCCATGTTGGGCAGTTCCTAGAGCTTGAAGGGGAACTAACCAGTTTCAATACCAACGGTTATCTTGGCGGCGGATCGCCTAACCGGGCAGATGCATTGATCTGGGCCTTGGCTGAGTTGTTCCCCGCGATTGTCAGCCCCCGCAAAGAGGCCCCAGTGTCGTCGGCAATTCCAAAGATTTCGACCGCGTTTAATCGGCGCTAAGCGATTGCTGCCGCCCTGTTGCTGACTTTGACCTGCTACGATTACCGCCCCATGCCGGAACCCTACCGAGCGGGGCGACATGACCGGCATATCAGAACCTGACATTGATGAGGCCGAAAAGACCGAAGGGTCTGAGGATATTCACGCCCGCGCCATAGCGGATTTCGAAAGCGTGGTTGCGGCCTGTGCCGAGGAGCGGGCGCTTAACCTTGAGGACCGCCGCTTTGTCTCCATAGCCGGGGCGCAGTGGGAAGGCCTTTGGGGGGATCAGTTCGCTAACTCAATCATGGTCGAGGTCAACAAGACCGCCCAGGGCGTTGAAAAGATCATTGCCGACTATCGCGCTAATCGGATGATTGTGGATTTTCGTGGCGTCGGTAAGGGCACCGATGAGAAAACCGCCGACACCCTAGACGGCATGTTTCGCGCCGACTTCTATGTCTCCAAAGGCCAGCAGGCAACCGACAACGCTTTTGAAGAGGCCGTCCAGGGCGGTATCGGCGCTTGGCGTCTGACCAATGTCTATGCAGACGAATTTGACCCTGACACTGACCACCAGCGGATTGCGTTTGAATCCATTGTGGATGCAGATCAATCGGTGTTCTGGGACCCGAACGCGCGCCTTTACGACAAGTCGGATGCCCGGTGGTGCATTGTCATTACTTCAATGGCCAAGGCGGAGTTTGAGCGCGAGTACGGCTTGGACCATGATAGCGACTGGCCGCAGGGGCTGTTCAAGACCAATTATGATTGGTTCACGCCCGATGTTGTGCGGGTTGCCGAGTATTACACCGTCGAGGTTAAGGCCGAAAAGCTGCACGTCTTGCAGAACCGCACCACCCAAGAGGAGCGCCGGGAATGGGCCTCCGATCTGACCGATGGCGACCTTGAGCAACTGGCTATTGAGGGCTGGCGTGAATTGCGGGTTCGCATGGTTAAGCGCCGTCGGGTTCGCAAATATGTCCTGTCTGGTGCCGCGATCATTGGCCCTGAGAAAGGCCAGATCATTGCGGGTGACTGCATCCCGATTATTCCGGTCTATGGAAAGCGGTGGTGGATCGACAATATGGAGCGGACGCGCGGTCATGTGCGTTTGGCCAAAGACCCGCAGAGAATTTATAACGCACAAATCTCGAAGCTGACTGAGACCGCTGCCACGGCTGCGACAGAGCGCCCGATTTTTACGCCAGAGCAGGTTGCCGGGCATGAGGCCAAGTGGGCCGAGGCCAATATCAATCGCGCGCCCTATGCCTTGATCAATCCAACCGTCAATGCGGACGGCTCAACGCAGCCTGTCGGGCCGATTGGCATGATTAGCCCGCCGCAGTTATCGCCGGTTCTTGGCGCCCTGATTCAGATCACCGGCTCTGACATTGCTGAGATCACGTCAGCCGATAATGGAGCCGACCAGACTAAGGCGAACGTATCCGCTCAGGCCATGGACCTTGCCGCAACCCGCGTTGATGCCAAGTCCGGTATCTATATGGACAATATGAAACAGTCCTGGCAACGCTGCGGTGAGGTCTGGCTTTCAATGGCGCGTGACATCTATGTTGAGGAGGGCCGTGAGGTCGAGACCATGGGCCGCGACGGTGAGCAAGGCACTACCGTTTTAAAGCAGGGCTTCACCGATCCGCAGGGCCGCTATTCGATCCGCAACGACTTAGCCAAAGGTAAGTATCGGGTGATCTCGGATGTAACCGAGGCGACGACGACGCGCCGAGACAAGACGGTCAAGACCCTGATCAATGGATCGCAGGTGGTGGCAGGGTTTGACCCCGAACTGGCCAGCGCCATGATGATGACGGCCATGTTGAATATGGACGGGGAGGGCGTCGAAGACTTGCAATCGTGGATGCGCGCCAAGGCCCTAAGCATTGGCCTTGTTCAGCCGACCAAGGACGAACAGGACAAAATCGACCAAGCGCAGCAGCAGGACCAGGCTCCTGATCCGCAGGCTGAGGCGCTCATGGCGGCTGCGGCTCAAGCCAAGGCCCTTGCTGGCAAGGCGGTGGCCGATACCAAGCTCTCGGAAGCCAAGACCATCCAAACCCTCGCGGATGCCGAAAAGACCCGTCAAGAAACCGATCACGGCGCAGTTGAGCGCAAGGTCGGGATGATTGGCAAGGTCCGCGACTTTTTCAGCCCCCGGCCCATGAACAATTTAGCGCCGATCAACCCTATCCAAGGTCCGCAGCCATGAAGAAGCCAATCAAGACCGCAAAGCCCTCAAAGGCCAGCAAGCCCGCCGCCAAGGGCAAGCCTAAGGACAAGTGCTAGGCCTCTGCTTTGACCCGTTACGATTACGGCTCCAACCCAGCCTTATCGGTATCCAGCCACCGTGAGTGCTGAGTGCAAAAATGGGGGTCGAATTGACCAATACGGCAGATGCGCAGGACAGCGCCCTAGAATCGGAAACTGACGACCTTTTGCCCGATGAGGGTAACGGCGATCTGGACCAAGAGGGCACCGATAGCGAGGCCGAAGGCGATGAGGATGAAGTCCTTGTAACCTTTGGCGATGAGGCAGCGCCAGCCTCAAACGAGGGACAGGATTCAGGGCTTGTCCGCAAGCTCCGCGCAGAAATCCGGGATCGAGATGCCCGCTTGGCAGAGTTGGCCAAGCCGTCAGCACCGCAAGTGGTTGAGGTCGGCGAAAAGCCAACCCTTGAAAGCTGCGATTATGACGAGGACACCTTTGAAACCGCGCTTGATGCTTGGAAGGACCGGAAGCGTCAGGCCGAAGAGGCCACGACCCAAGCCCAGAGGGATGCACAGGCCAATCAAGCGGCCTGGGCGGAAGAGATGGCAGACTTTGGGCGCAAGAAATTGGCCCTCAAGGTTCGCGATTTTGAAGCCGCAGAAGAGGAAGTGGTGGCCGGTCTGTCTCAGACGCAGCAGGCCATCGTGATCAAGGCCAGCAGCGATGCAGCCAAGGTCATTTACGCCCTCGGAAAGCATCCAGCCAAGTTGGCAACCCTCGCAGCCATTCAAGACCCCATCAAGTTTGCGGTCGCTGTCTCAAAACTCGAAGGAACCCTGAAAGTGACAACCGGCAACCGCACCGCACCAGCGCCTGAGGGCATTGTGAGGGGATCGGCCCCGATCAGCCGTCAGACGGACAAGCACCTACAGCGGCTTGAGGCCGAGGCTGAACGCACCGGCGACCGTACAGAGGTCGTTCGGTACAAGCGCCAGCTCAAGGTCCAGGCCAAATAGCAACCATTCACCCTAAGGGGATCAGCTATGCCTAACGGTTTCTCAAAAGAAGAGCGCGTAATTTTCGACAACATGCTGGAAGGCTATGACGACGCACTGGTTGCCAGCCGCGCCGCTGTTGTCACTAAGTTTGACCAATTGCAAATGGAGCGCACCGGCGACATTATGTGGCTGCCTCAGCCTTACATTATGACCACCTATGCCGGTAACGATGCCACGAGCAATTTCAAGGACGTGACCCAGTTGTCGGTTCCCGCCGTGATCAATACCCAACGCCACGCGCCTTGGGTTATGACCGCCCGTGAATTGCGCGATGGTCAGCAAGAGACCCGCCTATCCAAAGCGGCCTATCAACGTCTAAGCGCCGACATGAATGTTGACGTTATGACGGTGGCTTCCTTGTTTGGCACCCTGGTCAATAAGCGCAACGTCGCAGCCACTGGGTTTGATGATATTCAGTTGGCTGATGCATTGTTCACCGAACAGGGCATTCCCCGCGAAGACCGCAAATTCCTTGCCTCGCCGCGCGATTACAACAACATGGCCGCAGACCTTGCCAAGGTGAAAACCTCAAGCGCAGCTGCGGCTTTGACGGCGTATGAAAAGGCCATAGTGCCAGACATTGCAGGCTTCGACCTGTATAAGATGGACTATGCTTATCGCCTGACTGCGGCGGCTGGCGTTACCGTAACCTTGAACGGTGCCAACCAGTTTTACACTCCGGCTGCTGCTACCCTAACGGCGGGGCGCGGCTCCTTGAACGTGGACAACCGGTTCCAGACCATCACCATTAGTGTGGCTTCCGGCACGGTCAAGGTCGGCGATGCTTTCACGATTGCAGGCGTCAATGCGTGTCACCACATCACTAAGCAGGACACGGGCCAACTCAAGACCTTCCGTATCACCGCAATCCTGACCGGCGCTGGCGGCTCTGGTACGGTGCAGATCACGCCTCCCATTATCAGCAATGGTGGCGCGACCAATGCCGAGGCCATGTATCAGAACGTCACGGCAACACCTGCCAATGGCGCGGCGATCACCTTCCTGAATACGGTCACGGCCTCTGTGAACCCGTTCTGGCAGGGCGACGCTGTCCAAATCCTGCCAGGCCGTCTGGCACCGGCTCCGGACAGCGGTTTGGCCGTTATGCGCGGAGCGACCGATCAGGGCTTTGAGTTGGTTATGACCCGCCAAGGCGGTATCAACGACCTCTCCACCAAGTACCGGGTTGACGCGCTGTGGGGTACGGTTGCTGCCCAGCCCGAAATGATGGGGATCACCCTGTTCGGTCAGACCTAGGTCTAGCCGAACGCAATCGGGGAGGGCTTCGGCTCTCCCCTTTTTTCTCACGATTCAGGGATTACCCAATGACAGACCAGACCATGCTATA